GTTGACCGTCGCCAGGCCATCGCTTAACAGGAAGCGGGACTTCCCGGCATTGGCTATCATCTGCAGCATTTCCAGCGCCGAGATACTGTCGCCGGTAGCGAAATCGAAATACTCGCCCCGTGGCGTCCAGTACGCGGATTCCAGCGCAGTGATGGTGTCGACGTCCATCTCCAGCCCCAGCGAGTTCCCGACATGCAGCAGCGCCCCCGAAATGGTTCTGGCCGTTCCTGAGTCATAGGCGCGCGTGGCCACAACGTTTACGCGGCGGTCTGACTGAGCCGCCAATTTGCCCCCCGTCTCAACGGTCACCGCCATCAGCGACACGCCGGGATAGGATGAAGGGCGCGTCAGCAGTCGCCCGCGCAGTGCCTGCCAGTACATCGAATCCCTGGCGTTGTTTGAGCCCTGCTCATTGCGCCGGCGACAGCGAACCTCAACCAGCCCTGGTGAGCTGAGGGTGATCCGCTCAGTGAATCCCAGCCCGTTGACGTTTTTAAGCGCATACTCTCCCTGGTGACTCACCCACCCCGATCCGGAACCGTAGACGCGATACTGAATCTCCCACTCAACATGCCGAAGCCGCTTTTTCCCCTTGCTGTCAAAGCCACAGATGCCGTTCGGGAAGGAGAAATTCACCTCGAACATATCCACGGTCTCATTTTCAGGGCAAACCAGGAACGGCCCCAGCCAGCTCAGCGTGTCGTTAAGACCAGTGGCCTCATAGTCGATCATCGTCCGGGCGGTGAATCCCGGCCATGACTCATCAACGGCACCATTAACCAGGCGCGCCACCGTCGCCGTTGTGCCGTCGGTCGAGACAATGCGGTACTCATTCCCGCGGTGAGCAAGTGAAAGCCGTTGCACCCCCTCCGGCATGCCGGAAAAGGCTGTTCCCGTGGCGCTGTTATAGGCAAGCGTCACATTCGCCGTTACCGCCGGGCTGCCGCCGGTTGATGCCGTGCCGGAGGTGTAAACCGGAGCATCACCGAAAACAGCTGCAGGCAGCGAAGAGGACGTGATCGCCCCACCCGCGAACGGACTGGCCGACTCGGTTATCAGTACGGTGCCGCCGTTGTCCTGTGCAACCAGGCCGGAGCCAGTGAGTCCCTCGGTGATGGCCGCCAGCAGTCCCGACATCGAGACATAGTTAGCCACCAGCGACACCGGGTAGGTAACCCCCTGCCAGGTGATCGTGAGCGTGCTGGAGCTGGTCGAAAAATCGTAGGTGGTCGGGGCCGCGCTGGCCTGGACTTTTGCCGCACTCCCCCCGGTGCCGGGCACTGCAGCCTGACCGGGGGTATATGACGCGATAAACAGATCGTAATCGACAGAGTTAAACCCCAGCGTCACCGGCATTCCAACCACCGGCGCGATCTCCGTCAGCAGCGGGCTGGCGATAACGCTGTATCCAGCCGCCGTGGTGATCTGGTAGTTCGCCGGGGCTTTCAGTTCGACCACGGCGCCAGCGACCCAGCTGGGCGGCAGTGCGTTATCGTTCTCGTCATTATCGTCATCATCATCCGTATCCAGCCCGGTAAACGTTACGCTCGAACCGGATACGGTCATGCTGTCTGCGATAATGTCGTCTGCGTCCGGCGACGTCTGGGCCATATCCAGCCCGGTGCCGGATGACGTCCCGCCCACTTCGGTGGAGTTGACCCAGTTTTCGCTGCGCTCATCACCGGAAACGTCCGCGCCTGGCGGGTAATGGGTGCTGCTGAATCCCGGTAGCGTTGAAGCTGGCGTACTGCCAACCCGGATATCGCCATTGGTATAAATCAGATCACCGACACCGAGACACAGCAGCATCTGGACGCGCATTTTCGTAGGATCGGCGGCATCAAACCGGGTAACGGGCTGCACGACATAATCCGGATAAATACGCACGCGCCCAAAAACTTCACGAATCGCATCACCCAGTTTCGCGCTGTTTGCTTTAGCGGGGTTCAGGTCGAGGCTTCGACCTGTGGATGACGTATAGCCGCCGGCATCAATGTTACTCATCATGAACAATGAATAAGCCGCAGATGCGACGGCAATGCCCACTCCTATCCAGGCAATTGTCGCGGCCTCAAGCCCGAAAGGCACCGGATAAAGCCGGACATCACTATCAGGGTGGATCACGAAAATAGCCCATTCGCCTGGCGGAATTAACAGCCCCTCAACCTCAACGGTCAGCGGTGGGACATCCCGATCCTCGTAGCCTTCAACATTTGCCACCAGCCAGCTGCGAATACTGGTTACACCATGCTCATGCGTTTCGAGTGGTTCACCGGGAAGCCGGGACGGGTAAAAACGAATGGTCATTGCCAGAACTCCACTTTGACAAATCGCCGCTTAAACCGCGGCAACGGCAGAAAGGTGACGTTCGTACCCGGGTTGCATTCCGCCACATGCAACAGACCATCGATACTGACCACGATCCCTACGTGGGTGACAGTCGACCCGGAATAACAGGCCACCCCGGCCCCTTCGCAGGGTTCGCAGCGCTCAAGGGTAAGCATCATCCGGCGCGCTTCCCGGTCGAGGCCGCCGTCGTCTTTGGTGACCCCGGCAAAATCGGGCCAGACGGGTAAATTCAGATCGCGGCGTATCTCGTTCACAATGCCGAAACAGTCGAGCTGCGGATATACGCGCCCGCCCTTCAGCCAGGTGACTGAACGGTATTTATCCGGAATAAACATGATGGATTCCTTAGCTGATATAACGCAGTCCGGGGAATACAGGGAGCGTGTAGCGGAAACGCGGCCAGGCGGTATCGAGGATATTCATGTAGCCCGCAGTGATCTGCACCTCTGTCGCCGTCCAGGAGCCCGACTTGATTTTCAGCGTATACGGCACTTCCGCAGGGGCCGCTAAATCCGTGGAGATATAACGCCGGTACGTCAGAAATGCAGACAGACGGTTAGCCAGCGCATTGCGGATCGCCGTGGACACAACACCATCGATATTGCACAAGGCAAATTTGAGGTCCTGCGTACCGTCCGCATTGCGCGCCGGCAGCGCAATGTCTATCGCACAGGCTGAAAACGTTACGGTATCGCCGTTCTCCGTCGTCGCCGTGATGTTGTCGTAACCCTGGCACAGATAATGGACGTCAGAACCAATGGTGATCTGCAGCGTTTCAATGATCACCTCCGGTCCGCTGCTGGCGTAGAGGCGTTTAATCTGCGTCATGTTTCGGCCACTCCTTATTCAGCGCAATATCCAGCAGTGAGCTGCCGACGATCCATTCCGGGTAATGCCCCCATCCAGACGGCGGCAATGGGCGCTCCCAGAGTTCTACTGGCGCGGTATATCTCCAGTAAAATCCGCCTTCTGGCGTGGGACCTTTATAAATATCCGTGAAACGACACACGTAATTTTTCAGCCCTACAGGCGTTAATAACGCTATGTTGAACCACGCCGCCCCATCTGATAACTCATCCCGAAACCACGCCTCAAAAGCCTGCGCCTGGGCGTCAGAAAAAATCCAGGCCAGATCTGTTTGGGTTGGTGTCGAGGTGTAGGCACGCCGCTGTCGTGCCCGGCCAGTTACCATCTGAGTCCGT